AATCGGAGTAATTTTCCATGCCAGCTTTTGAAGAAATCACCGCGTCTGACGCAAATGATGTTGAACACGTCTTTGCGCCTCTTACCCTCATCGGGAACGAGGCCAAGTTTGTCGATCGCGCTACCGGTATCACTGTGGGTTACCCAGTGATTACTGTCCAGACGTCACAGCCATCTAAAACTTCGCGCCTTTCTAAGGTGCGAATGAAGGTGGTTATGCCGATCCTGGAGACAGTCAATGCCTCTACGTATAACGGGATTACTCCCGCGCCTACGAAAGCATTTGATCTGACCTTCGATGCCATGTTTTTCTTGCCAGAGCGCAGTAACCTATCTCAACGAAAAGACCTCCTCGCCATTGTGCGTGGAGTGATTGACGGTGAGTTGGCTGCTACGTTGGTAGAAACTCAAGAAACGATCTACTAAGATCGTTCTCTCATCGATTAAAGGTAGCGTTATGACAAATGTAAAACGTGTGCGTGGATCCAGAAGACTGGTCCAGGCTTTCGCCGACTTTAAAACCATCCCCACATTCGATATCGAAGTGGCGAAGAAGTTTTACGAGTCTTTAGGTACAACTGTTTCTCTTACTTGCTACATCCTTTTGGATAATGGTGAGTTTGATCAGCTGGTGTCCCTTGAAATCAATCCAAGTCACTATTTAGATAGTGATGCGGAAAGATTTCGGCTCGATTTCGCAGCCATTTCTTTCCTTCGTAAGTATACTGGTATAAAAACCACGTATGATAAGAAGCAAAGAGCTATGGATCTTTTCTTCCAGATGGAAGAGAGATGCGCGAAGACGAACCGTAGGTTTAGAGACCTTTCCTTCGACCCGTTATTTACGGGATCGAACGTTTGGCTGTTACATGCAGTCACTCGGAAAATTGAGAGGATCTTAGGAACTTATCGTGAGTCAGACTTTTTCGATAATGGATCTTGGGGCCCTGGTAGTACGGTCAGTTTATCTGGCCGTGATACTAGTGCCGTAAGAAAGTTTCGATCTGAAAGACAGATAACAAGCATCCTGTACAGCGAAGTAAAGGAACGGCTCACCGACGAATATCCGAATTGGTTTCCGGATAATCGAAGTGTGGGTAGTTTAATCCCTTGCGACGCTAGTAAGCTCCTCACTGTTCCTAAGAATGCTAAGGTTGATAGAGTTATCGCTATTGAGCCAGGGTTGAATACCTGGTTTCAAAAGTCGGTAGGCTCTTCCATCCGTAGCAGACTTAGGCGGTACGGTTACGATTTAGACTCAAGTGCAAAGAATGAGTCGATAGCTAAGCAGTCATCTATTGATGGCATCGCTGCAACTGTCGACTTCTCAAGTGCATCGGATTCGATATCACGTCTAGTAGTAAGAGAAATCTTACCTCCAGACTGGTTAGCGAAATTGGAGTCTTGTCGTACACCCTGTTACACACTTGACAAGGGAAAGACCCGAGTACCATTGGCGAAATTTTCGTCTATGGGAAACGGTTTTACTTTCGAGCTCGAGTCCCTTATCTTTTTGGCCGCTGCGGAAGCATGCCATGAGTATATGGGTTTCGAGAACGATTGTATTTCCATCTTTGGTGACGATGTCACCATTAATGCCAAGTGTTTTGACCTTTACCGCGATTTTACCGCGTTCTTAGGTTTCTCGGTTAATAAGGAGAAGAGTTTTCACTCAGGTCCTTTCCGGGAATCTTGCGGAACGTATTATTTTGCGGGCTTAGATGTGAAACCATATTTCCAAAAAGGGAAAATCCATGATGCCAAAAGCATTTTTAGATTGGCTAATGGGATTAATCGCTTGGCTCACCGTCACTGCAATAGTGATGGTCGTGCTTTACGTTTTTTCTCATTACATCATCATCTAGTTAGTACTATCCCAAAGAACTTACGTTTAATGGGTAGCTATACTAGTGGTGATTCATGCATTCACGGAAATTTCGATGAATGTGTGCCAATACTCGCGGAATACGGATGGGAGGGTTCCTACCATCCGGCTTTCGTTGAGTCTCCAGTTTATCTGGAGTCGGATAGCCCTGCAGTTTTACTGACAAGGCTTTGGTTTCCATCAAAAGATATGGCCTATAACAATAGGTTTAATCTAAGGTCTGTAACGGAGAC